CTTCGACATCCATGGGAAACGTGGAGGTTGACTACTTAAGAGGGCTGGACCCCATGGGAGACGTGGGAGAAAGAGGCACTTGTCGGAAATCACTGGGAGACGGTGGTGGAAGCGCACGCCATGGCACGTACTGGTACAGATATCATGCGAGCCTAAAAAGTATTACTCATTATTTTAAAATCAACGTAACAATCGGAGATGATTATGAATAATCAAGCACAAACTATAATTAAACTATCAAAGTTACAGCGCATATTGAGAGCAGCCGCGGACCGTACATGCAACCTAAACAGTGTTGCACTGCACAGCAAGTTCACAGCCACACTCTCATCCACTGAGTTGTTAACCAACATGGTAGAGCGTAAAGCTATTAATTATCTTGAAATGTTTACATGCATTGAAGCACAAATCTTTAGTATCTTGCCTGAAGATTGGAGTAGCGTATTAGGTGTAGACCGCGAATTTGCGGACGAATACCTCTATGGACTCACTCTGCCTGTAGAAATCGCTCTAAAGCTAATCGAGTTATTAGACGACGCCCATTCATCTATGATGGCTATGCGTCGTGAAGAACTCTACAATAACCTTGGGGTTAACCAAGACAACCGAGGGAGTGCGCTATGAGTGTATTAATTCGAGTCGCTTTCGTTTTAACTATTCTTTTCACCTTCGTGATGGTATCGCTTAATAATTCAGGAGTTTACTAATGTTCGACCAAAAAGACACACAAAAGATGGAAGAGGAAGAGATGACGTCTGGTTTTGATGAAGTATCAGTATTCGATACGTCTGAAACCGATTCATTAGATACGCTAGCAGCTTCTATTCGCAAAAGCGCGATAGAGGAACGCTCAGATAATCGACTGAAGGACGTAGATGTATGGTTTTCCCATCCTGATTTGCAAATAGCAACCCCGGATAGAGTGAGAATCATATCGACCGATAACTTCTTCAAGTTACTGGAATCTTTTTCGACGCATGGCAAGGAATTAATCGATGGCACAATCTATCTTCTAGATCTAGAGTTAGTGTCACACTTCCTATCTCTTTGCGAGATGGCCGGCTTCACAGCAGGTTACGTTACCGATGCTGATATGATCGATGACGCCTGGCAAAAGAAGATAGCTGATGTAACCGTCATTGATACCCTCAGTATTCCCGACTTGTTCGAACCTCTCCACATCCCCGATGCTAAGCTTAGAGCTGCTTCGGTTCCAGCACCGTCTAGCGACGATGTAGAAGAAGATGTTAGGGAAGGAAAGGAACCTCGAAGAATAAAGGGTGGTCTGCGATGAAAAAGACTTTCTCTACGAAACAAGATTTTGATGCTTTTTCAAGAGCTAGATCTGTTATGCGGAAGTTTTCCGGGTACCGGTCTGCGAAAGATTTGGCTTCTGAATTCGGGGGAGTCACAAAATCATCACCACTCGTGGATTCAAGTAAGGTGAACTTCACCCTTGAAGACATTGTTAAACACACCAAGGCCGGTGTTTTTGATCCAGATCTGGTATCCACGCCAGGTATGGCTCGCAGAATGGGTCGCGTTCCTAGTGACAAAGCTCATGAGATATTACCTGGCATGTATGTAGGTGATGATGCTCATGTGAAAATGATTACTGAACTGCGCGACACGCTAACAAAAGAAGTACCTATGTCCGAGACAATGGACGGAATCTGTGATGCTAGAGGTGTACCTACTAGTTGGGACACGTTATTCTCTGCTCCTGGTTTTGCCATGAGGCCTTTAGGATATCCTATCTTAGACAACACTGAAACTATTAAATCGTCTGGTTTCAAGAGCGAGCGTCATAAGCGCATAGCAATTGAACTCATTGACTTATTGTGTTGTACAAAATGGGACCCTAAGAATGGATATGAAGTGAGTAAAATCTCTTCTACGGGTATTCCGCGTGATGAACATGACGTAGAATATAAGATGGATGCACTCCGTAAAGTGGTTAAAGATTTTCCATCGCTCATGGGAAAGGTAGCTTCTGGATCTGAACAAGATCTTAGATTAATCGCCCGAGAATACGGTGTCGTGATGGCTTACGATATCAATCGTCGCAACCAGAACGATTCTGTTAAGGTAGCGGAAGATGGATCTAGAACAGTCAAGGATAGATCGAGCCCGTCATTGGGTGAGGTCTTAGGCACAGAGAGAACCAAGCTATTCAGTGGTCGTACGATCGATGAGATTCCTGGTTTCTTTCGAAATAGATCTAGAGTAGTCTACGCAGGCAATGGACCTGTCAACTATTTCTTGGGCTGCTTATGGCAACCATTACGTGATCACTACTTAAATGAATATGATTTCACTTTCAAACACCGTTCTGCTGAGGACTTAATGGTGAAAACGAGATCATGGAATTTAGTAGGTGTAGATGCTTCGCAATTCGATCAAAATTATCCTACCTGGTTCGCGGACCAGATCTTCGATCAATTAGAGGAAAAGACATTTTCAAAAGATGTCTGTCATCTAATGCGACTGATGTGGAGAGCACCTGCTTTCTGCCCTTCGCCGATACACGAAGATCCTACTCAGTGGGCGTGGTTCGGAAATCCGTTTGATCTATCTACATTTGTCGCTAGTCGAGGCCTTCCATCAGGCATCGCATATAATCCGGACTTTGGTAAGATTTTCGGAACTTTCTACATTCTCTGTTTGTTAGATGATGTGTTTGGTGATGTGTTGGAATTTGGTATCTCTGATATCTTAAAAGGACAACATCCCGCCTACATGACTCTCAATCAGGGAGATGACGCACTCATTGGTTTCAAGGAGCCTGAAATGCGTCAACAATTAGTTGAGTCGCTTGCTTCTGGAGAAGCCTCACCTTATATCAATCTAGATCTCGAGGATCCCGTCACTTTTTTAGGGTGGGTGGTCACGAGTAATGGATCAGCCTATGAAATTTACCCAAACATCGTATCGATGGTGGTTAATTTCTTCTGTAACGAACATTCCATTGGTGATCCCAATGCGGATAGAGGACACAGAAGGCACTGGGGTATAGGAGTTGAGTCTTGGCCTACCGTATTCGGGGTTTGTCCTGAATATGATAAAGTCAGGTCAATTGTCGACATGGTGTGTTTAAAGCATACCGGCAAAACATTAACCGAGATAGCCGCTCCTTTTGCGGAGCAGTCAAGGAAGGTGTTAAGCGTTGATAGTTTGAGCGAAGATGAGGCAAGGTTCATGGATAAACCTGAACGTCGATTCTACTCAATAGACATGGATAACGTCCGATCCCAGATTCTGGGTGATGTTATTCGTACTGTTAGCCCGTCTGAGATATACACTTCTTGTAAATATCTCGTAAACAATAATCTTTTATAGGATTTTATTATCATGGCAAAAGCAACATTACCTACCATAGTAACTGAATCAGGAGTAGGACTGATCGATTATATAGTTCAGGTGACCCCTGACCTAATCGATGCGAGTCAATCACTTTATGATGAATTCATGGGTGCTGTATCCGATTCGGATGGTCAAATCGAGATCAATGCTCTGAGCAGGCTCTCAGATCGAGATTTCGTCAGATCTGGTGATACTGGATTCGCAGACGCTCCGGCCTTCATTCAGAAATATCGGGAGCTTAAAGCATCCGGAGCTGATATCGGAATCTGGGATAAGCTGGTCTACGAGGTGAACGCCGCCTTTAATGACACTGATGATCGATTCGAGGAATCGTTGTCTGAGCTTCAGGAAAGCAGTAACACCGAGCGATTTCCATTACGGTTTGGTAACCAATTTTGGAATGAAGCTGGACCTATTTCGCTTAAACAGGTGGCGGAATTATCAGCTAACTCTGACATCGGACCTTTTCAACGTGATTACGATAGAATGACTTCAGCGATGATGGGGGATTTTCCCGCACCACGACGTTATTTCATTGAATTAGAGACTGACTTTAATGACGGTGATTCTTCTATATCTTTGGCCCCCGGTCTTACGGTGGTTATTGCGACCTCAGGCAAGGGTAAAACTGTATTCGTGCGTCACCTATTAGGTGCTATAGCGAGTATTGACCTTACCGAGGAGCAATTGCAACAAGTACTATACCCTCATGAAGGTGTGGTGTCTGAGTACCGTGGCGTAGGTATTAGTTGGAACGAGAGGGAATATTACTCGGCCAACGGACCGTTGAACAAATTTGTTTCTATGGTTAATAATGCCGTCATCGACCAAGAAGCACAACTTCTTGTTATGGACAGTATGCGTGAGATGGCACTAGGCGGGGAATCGCCTGGAGCAAAGGGTATTAATACTCAATTCTTCGCGCAACTTACCCAGTGGCATCATGTGTTTGCCGATAGAGGTGTATCAGCATTCTTGACTGTGAACCCGATTCAGAGTGATCCTCAAGTTATCGACGCGATAGTCGAAGCGCTGAGAGGTTCTGTGAATGGAATCATGGTATTAGACAAACCTGGTCACGCTACTTATGAGCATGCTTCATATCGTAGGCAAGCTCGTGCTATCAAGCTTCAAAACGCTCACTATCGCTTCAAAGGCGTAGCTGAGATGTCTTTAGCTGCTGATGGAGTTCCGACAGAGCCCAATCGTTTTTCTGATGTGATGGAAGTACCTACCGGTATAGAAGTCAGTGATGTTAGCGAGAAGATTCAGTCATTCCTTCAAAACGACAATCTGTAATTATCCAATCTTTTGGTTGATATTACTTTAACTTTGACACATTCAATAAGGTATTAATTATGTCACTTGATAAAATTTTCGGCGAAAGCGGTAAATCAATAACAGCATCATTAGAAAGTCTTCGTTCCGGAGTTTGGACTAAGGAAGACGGCATTGAACAGCATATCCATGTGTTACCCAAAGCACCCTACAATGGGAAGAAGCCTTCCACTAATCCGCGGTTACGGATCGACCGAGTTCTTTTGAATTCAGCAAACAAGGCTCGACCTACGTATCGTTTCGATAATGAATACTTTCGTAGTACTGATTTCCTTGATCGCATGGCTGATGTGATGTACTCCGACATTCAGGATAAGAATGAAGCTCAAATAATCGAGATTCTATCAGATACTGAATTGTTGGAACGCATATCGAGCATGCTGTTCATGGAACGAGGTGTACGCGCAGACTCAGACCGGTACGAACTTCTGTATTTGGTGGACGGGTTGCAGGCTCAGCTTGATAAGAGCAGACATAAGGATCCTAAGGTTCAGTCTTTGTACATAGATATCATTTCTATGATATTATCGGCTAATAACCTGGTTTCTCAAAACTCCACGTTTCAAACAATGCATCTAGATACGTCAGTCGCAGTTGACTACGCTACTTTCAGAAAGCACCAGTTGGCTTATTCTCTTGGTAAAGAGTTAGAGTCAGTGAAGCTTGAAAAAGCGGAAATAGGTGGAGAAGGAAAAGGGAATAAATACATTTATCCTCAATTCTTCACATCAGTAGTTGATGAGACTTTTTCTGACATCATCACCGCATTAAAGAAGGTAGCTACTGCTAATCAACGTCACAAACAGTTGATGCTGCAACTCTCTGATTTCGCATCGGGGGATATCGAACGCAACGTAGATGGATTAGAAGCGGAGCTTTCGGCTTTGTCCACTAATCTCAGTCTCGTACTGTACGCGTTTCAATTCTCGTCTTCAGCATCCCAAACAAGAGGTGTGGTAACAGCAGAAGCTATGCGAACAGCATCGGCAGAGATAGGTGATTTCTTGACAAAGAGTTCACGGATACAAGCAGTGAGAGTTTCTGATCTTGCTGCTCACGTCACTGTGATGCAGACCAAAAACCCTCGAACTCACCAAGTTGAAGGTACTCTGATGGCCACGTCGCGTGTTTTAGCGGCAGGTCGAGATGTTTTCTTCACGGCTGGTGAGCCATTAGCTTCGCATGAAAAGGTCTACTCTCTTCGCACTTTTGGAGAGTATATCGATCCTATGCTACCTGCTGATTTCGATTTCTTGTCTGAAGGACAATGTTTAAATTTGGCTATGGAAGCCATCGGTCATCAATCTTATAACAAAGGATTGGTGTATGATCTAACGTCTACTAATGCGTTCGATCGTAAAGTATTTGCTATGTGTTTGGCCATAAGCCGGAGTCATAAAATACTGATCGACAAGCAGGAAACCAACAAGAAAGGGATGAAAGAAGAAGTGGATCTGGGTAGTGTGAACATTTACTACGAGTTCGAACCTAAAGTGACCATGGAACAGTCTACTCTTCAGGTTTCTCTGAACAACCGATACTACACGATGGATCCATACGAGGTTATCGCGTACACAGGCGAGATCACTGCTACCAAGAAATTGCCCGGTTACAATTGTCAGCTTCGACTCGAAGAAGACAAGAGAAACTTGGTGGATTACTCGCGTATGCAGGAAGCGATCAAAGATCTTTCTCAACCTATCTACACCACTAAATTCATAGTTAAGAATGATAAGGGTGATGATGCGCCAGTTGAGTTGAAAACTACTCCTTTGGAGCTAGCGGATATCAAGGATCAGGTACCCAAAGCTTATGCTACAATTTCGCAAACGAACTTAGAAGCTACTCAGCTGAAGGTTCGCTTGTTAGTTGTGGCTTGGATGAACCTTAGTTCTGAGCTGGAAGGTGACGAAGAGAAAGCGTTTGATGACTCCCGAATGACTGCTGTAAGGGCGGGCATGCAGAGAATTGCTCAATATGCTTTCGAATCAATGTTGGATGTTGTACTTACTAATCCACACAGCAAGGCAGCCGTTGACTGGTCCATTCGTGACATAGCCAACCGTCACAGTGTTACCAAATCATACTCACGCTTCTATGGAGATGAGACCATGATGGTGAACGTAACGTTGCACGTTGCATCTGTGTTACTCGCTCATTTGCAGGGCTTACCCTCATCTGAACTTAGTACTTTGCACAAAATGATTACCTCAACCCAGGCAGTTGCTTGGTCTATGGGTAGTCGCCGTATGTCGGATCTACTTAAGAATCATTCTTAGTAACCGATGACATAAGGGTTTAATTACCCGCAGACCCACCCCTG